TCTGAGACAACATCTGGCAAGGCTGGGACGGAAGTCACTGTCGTTCTCAAAATCGGTGGAGCTGCATGACAAGGTCATCGGGCATTATCTGAACATAAAACACTATCAGTAAGTTGGAGTCATTACCCCTCTCACGATATTACCTTTGTTGGTATTGTACAGACCGCTAAAGCGTCCGGTATGGAACGTTTCCCGCTGCCGTATGTGCTGACCAACTGCCATAACTCACTCTGCGCCGTCGGCGGCACCATTAACGGTGATGACCATGTTTTTGGTTTATCGGCGGCCCAGCGTTATGGCGGTATTTTTGTGCCACCGCATATTACGGTCATCCATCAATATATGCGTGAAATGATGGCAGGCGGCGGCAAAATGATCCTCGGGTCAGACAGCCATACCCGTTACGGTGCGTTAGGGACAATGGCGGTTGGCGAGGGCGGCGGCGAGCTGGTAAAACAACTGCTTAATGACACCTGGGATATCGACTATCCGGGCGTGGTTGCGGTGCATCTGACCGGAAAACCAGCTCTGTATGTGGGGCCACAGGATGTGGCGCTGGCTATCATCGGTGCCGTGTTCAAAAACGGTTACGTCAAAAACAAAGTGATGGAGTTCGTAGGTCCCGGTGTTGCAGCGCTCTCTACCGATTTCCGTAACAGCGTTGACGTGATGACCACTGAAACGACCTGTTTAAGTTCTGTCTGGCAAACCGATGAAGAAGTCCATAACTGGCTGGCGCTGCACGGTCGCGGCCAGGATTACTGCCAACTTAACCCTCAACCAATGGCGTACTACGATGGCTGCATCAGCGTTGATTTAAGCGCCATCAAACCAATGATTGCGCTGCCATTCCACCCGAGCAACGTGTATGAAATCGACACGCTGAACCAGAACCTGACCGACATTCTGCGTGAGATTGAAATTGAGTCCGAACGTGTGGCGCACGGTAAAGCCAGACTCTCGCTGCTGGATAAAGTGGAAAATGGTCGCCTGAAAGTGCAGCAGGGGATTATCGCGGGCTGTTCTGGCGGTAACTATGAAAACGTCATCGCGGCGGCGAATGCGCTGCGCGGTCAATCCTGTGGCAATGACACCTTCTCGTTAGCGGTTTACCCGTCATCACAGCCCGTGTTTATGGATCTCGCCAAAAAAGGTGTGGTAGCAGATTTGATTGGCGCAGGCGCAATCATCAGAACCGCGTTCTGCGGCCCATGCTTTGGCGCGGGCGATACACCAATCAATAACGGTTTGAGTATTCGCCACACCACGCGTAACTTCCCGAACCGCGAAGGCTCTAAGCCAGCTAATGGTCAGATGTCAGCGGTGGCGTTGATGGACGCTCGTTCTATCGCTGCGACTGCGGCAAACGGTGGCTATTTAACCTCTGCCAGCGAACTCGATTGCTGGGACAACGTGCCGGAGTACGCCTTCGATGTAACGCCGTATAAAAACCGTGTTTATCAGGGCTTTGTGAAAGGGGCGACCCAGCAACCGCTGATTTACGGACCGAACATTAAAGACTGGCCGGAATTGGGTGCGCTGACTGACAATATCGTCCTCAAAGTGTGCTCAAAGATCCTCGACGAAGTGACCACCACCGACGAACTGATTCCTTCCGGTGAAACCTCTTCTTATCGTTCAAATCCGATTGGTCTGGCGGAGTTTACCCTGTCACGCCGCGATCCAGGTTATGTTGGTAGAAGTAAAGCGACTGCTGAGCTGGAAAATCAGCGTCTGGCGGGAAATGTCAGCGAGCTGACAGAGGTGTTTGCGCGCATTAAGCAGATTGCTGGTCAGGAGCATATTGATCCGCTGCAAACTGAAATTGGCAGCATGGTCTATGCGGTGAAACCAGGCGATGGTTCTGCGCGTGAGCAGGCGGCGAGCTGTCAGCGTGTGATTGGCGGTCTGGCGAATATTGCCGAGGAGTACGCGACTAAACGCTACCGTTCTAACGTCATCAACTGGGGGATGTTACCGCTGCAGATGGCGGAAGCACCGAACTTTGACGTAGGTGATTACATTTACATCCCTGGCATTAAAGCAGCGCTGGATAATCCGGGTACGACGTTTAAAGGTTATGTGATCCATGAAGATGCGCCGGTAACAGAGATTACGCTCTATATGGAAAGTCTGACTGCTGAAGAGCGCGAGATTATCAAGGCGGGTAGTTTGATTAACTTCAATAAAAACCGTCAGATGTAAAAAAAGGCGCTATGAAATATAGCGCCCAGTTTCATTAACCCGATGGTTCAGACTATCGGGTTTTCTTTTTTTACTTCTTCGCCTCTGCAACCACTTTGCTACCCACGCCGCGGTTATTGTATTCCCACATGCGGTTGTAGTTAGTGTCATTCAGATTGCGCTGTACTTCGTCGTTATCATCAACGTTGCCAGTATTACCCGCAAACGGACGATTGGAAATCACCGCATCGGCCCACGGTTTCGCCGTGTTAAAACCTTCGTTGATGGCGCTATCACGGATCACTACCTGACCGTTGGTATTGGCATCAACATCCAGCGAGCGGCCCAGTTGCGCCACGCCATCACCGGAAGCATTGAAACGGCTGTTTACGGCGAGGAAACCGTAATAGATGTTAGACAGCGTAGCCGGTGCAAACACATACGCTTCTTGCTGAGTACGTGAGTTCACCACGCGGAATTCGGTATTATCGAACACCACTGCGCCGCGACCAGAAACGATATCCACATCCCCTTCAATATAGCTGTTGGTCACCAGCGTACGCGGCTGACGGTTGGTTTCCAGACGGTTCTGCACACCACTGTTGGTGACAAAGAAGGTATTCTGACGACCGAGAATGTTGACGTTATTGATCTGCACTTTGTCGCCATCAGTACGCAGTGCCACCGCCGGATGGTTACCCGCATCTACGCTATCACCCAGCGTGTTTTCGATGGTCAGGTTTTGCAGTTGCAGGCCATTGTTTTGTGACCAGAAGACCGCAGAGCAGAGAACACCGATACTGTCGCTGCGTTTACTCTGGCAGCTATCGTACATATACCACGCCGGTTTACCTGGCATATATTTGCCGCGCGGGTTGACGTCGTGACGCCAGTCGGCAGGGCTCATGCCACCATCAAGGGAAAGCCCAATCTTCACATCAATCGGTTTTTCACCTGTACCGTACAGAGTAATTCCACCCGGAGCGGCAGGGACATACACCGTTCCCTGATACTCACCAGGCATCACGGCAATATACTGGCGCTTGTTGGTACGCTTGATAATTGCCGCATCTACCGCCGCCTGAATCGTGGTATGCGTTACACCTTGAGTACCCGCCGGGCCGACAACAAAGTCAGGTTGCGCAGGCAAGGTAATTGGGGAAGGATTCCACGCTGCAGCACCTGGCGTCAGGGACGCAAAATAGTGTTGAGCATCGAAATTCTGCGCTTCTTTTGCCGACAGAATCGGGCGAGAAGAGGTACCAGGCGCGGTTTGATCAGAAGGACGTTGATCGGGCGGTGTTGAGCTACAGGCGGTCAGCGTCACGCCAAAAGCCAATGCCAGCGCCAGACGGGAAACTGAAAATGTGTTCACAGGTTGCTCCGGGCTATGAAATAGAAAAATGAATCCGTTGAAGCCTGCTTTTTTATACTAAGTTGGCATTATAAAAAAGCATTGCTTATCAATTTGTTGCAACGAACAGGTCACTATCAGTCAAAATAAAATCATTATTTGATTTCAATTTTGTCCCACTCCCTGCCTCTGTCATCACGATACTGTGATGCCATGGTGTCCGACTTATGCCCGAGAAGATGTTGAGCAAACTTATCGCTTATCTGCTTCTCATAGAGTCTTGCAGACAAACTGCGCAACTCGTGAAAGGTAGGCGGATCCCCTTCGAAGGAAAGACCTGATGCTTTTCGTGCGCGCATAAAATACCTTGATACTGTGCCGGATGAAAGCGGTTCACGACGAGTAGATGCAATTATGGTTTCTCCGCCAAGAATCTCTTTGCATTTATCAAGTGTTTCCTTCATTGATATCCCGAGAGCATCAACATGCAATGCTGTTGGGATGGCAATTTTTACGCCTGTTTTGCTTTGCTCGACATAAAGATATCCATCTACGATATCAGACCACTTCATTTCGCATAAATCACCAACTCGCTGCCCGGTAACAACAGCCAGTTCCATTGCAAGTCTAAGCCAACATGGTGATGATTCTGCTGCTTGATAAATTTTCAGGTATTCGTCAGCCGTAAGTCTTGATCTCCTTACCTCTGATTTTGCTGCGCGAGTGGCAGCGACCGGGTTTGTTGTTATATGGCCTTCAGCTATTGCCTCTCGGAATGCATCGCTCAGTGTTGATCTGATTAACTTGGCTGACGCCGCCTTGCCCTCGTCTATGTATCCATTGAGCATTGCTGCAATTTCTTTTGTGGTGATGTCTTCAAGTGGAGCATCAGTCAGACCCCTCCTTATTGCTTTAATTTTGCTCATGTAATTTATGAGTGTCTTCTGCTTGATTCCTCTGTTGGCGAGAATTTTTTCGTAGCGATCAAGCCATGAATGTAACGTAACAGAATTATCACTGTTGATTCTCGCTGTCAGAGGCTTGTGTTTGTGTCCTGAAAATAACTCAATGTTGGCCTGTATAGCCTCAGTGATTGCTATCCTCCTGTCTCGGCCTAATCCAAACTCTTTACCCGTCCTTGGGTCCCTGTAGCAGTAATATCCATTGTTTCTTATATAAAGATTAGGGGGTAAATCCCGGCGCTCATGACTTCGCCTTCTTCCCATTTCTGATCCTCTTCAAAAGGCTACCTGTTACTGGTCGATTTAAGTCAACCTTTACCGCTGATTCGTGGAACAGATACTCTCTTCCATCCTTAACCGGAGGAGGGAATATCCTGCATTCGCGCACCCATCGACGAACTGTTTCAAGGCTTCTTGGGCGTCGCTGGCGTGCGTTCCACTCCTGAAGTGTCAAGTACATCGCAAAGTCTCCGCAATTACACGCAAGAAAAAGCCGCATTGATGCGGCGATGGTAGGTCTGGATATCATTGAGCAATGAACAGGCCTCATCGAGTGTGAGGCGGTGTTATTTCATGGTTAGTCCTTGCGTAGCTCGCTGATTCTTCTGTAAGTCTCTGGTGCTTTGTTTCCGTGTATCTTCATTTCAAACTTCAACAGAGCAACGAGAGAATCCCATTCGTTGAGGATGCCTTTGAATGCCGGAACGCGCTTTGCAACCTTGTCGAATGAATCTCTGATTTCTGGAATCTGCTCAACAAGTGCAACGCATCGCCGGAAGTCTGCTGCGTCATGTGGAGCGCCGAAGTGATGACCATAGATATTTTTTTCAGTCCACATGCGATTGAGGCAAGAGTTGCGCTACTGATGCCGACATCGCCAGTTGATTGCCATTTCAAAACCTTCATAGCCAAATCTGACATTTCTTGTCTCCAATAAAAAACCGCCATCAGGCGTCTTGGTGTTCTTTCAGTTCTTCAATTCGAATATTGGTTACGTCTGCATGCGCTATCTGCGCCCATATCATCCAGTGGTTATAGCAGTCGTTGATGTCCTCTGCTTCGATAACCCTGTCGAATGGCTCTCCATTCCATTCACCTGTGACTCGGAAGTGCATTTATCATCTCCATAAAACAAAACTCGCCGTAGCGAGTTCAGATAAAAGAAATCCCCGCGAGTGCGAGGATTGTTATTCACCTTTGACGGCAAGTTGCAGGTTAGCCACGGTTAACCTCCTGCGGCGGTTCTGGCAGCGGCATCCAGTGGGTTACGTCATCCAAGATATTTCCTGATAAATATGTGAAAGCTCTATATTTTTTGTAATCAATTGGACTCATTACCCAGTTCCAATATGCTGCCACTATTTGACCTTGACTAAATGCCAGTAACATTTTGGTGTCGTCCGGCATTCGCTCACTACAGCTTATCCAACCATCCGGAGTTACCGGCACTGGCTGAGCGGTATAAAGCGGTGTTATATCTGCCCGAAAATTACATGCTTTATGCAGCCGCACCCCCCGTTCGACTTCTGCTTTGTCAGGATACATACCAGTGAACGTGTTATATTCACGGTCAATTTGCGTGAAGGTTACCTTCCACGCCACCGGCTCTGCCTCAAGCGATGCCAGAGCAATTCGTGCCAGTTCTTCCGCTTCTTCTGCTGGCAGTACAACGTTGCTACCAGGTCTGTATGTTTCGCGCCACTGCTTGATTGTCAGCAGTCGCTCTTTGGTAATAGTGGTCATGCCGCGTTTCCTTCTTTCTTATTAACAATTACACCGTCATATATTTCATTAAGGTGCCCTCTCAACTCCATGCGCCTTAATGCAGATAACATGTAATCGCATTCAACCTGCTTATTTCCAGTAAATGGCTTATCGTCAGGATTACCCCAACAGCAATTACCCTTGGGCCATCCATGTACTTTCCGTACTCTTCCGTTAACAACGTGAAGTAATCCCCAGCCGGGAGGTAAATCCTCAACTGAAATAATTTCCGGCTCACTAATAAAGAATCGCCAGTCGCCCATGCCAAGTGAGGGATTTTTACGGAAACGCTTTTTTCTATCTGCCAACAAGTCAGCACGAGAACACTTCGCCTCTATCAGGCATGATGCTGAATTTCTGAATCCCATAGCATCTGGCTGTTCTCCGGTACTGGTTACAGCTATAAAGCGGTCATGAAAACAGACCTTGAACCCGTTGCGCTTAAGGAACTTGTGCGCAATCTGACAGAGTTCGCTGTGTGTTAACGCCATATCACTCTCCTTTGATGCGAATGCCAGCGGCACGGGAATCATTCCATCGCTTTACTTCTTCACGAATTACGTCAATGCATTCTTTCGAATCCATTAGGTAATCTTCATCAAAAAGACGTTCCTGTTCGTTTTCTATCGCAACAATGATTGCTTCAACTAACTTTTGTACCTGAGAACCACTTTCTAACTCTGCTATGCGCTTACTCCCATCCGAGATAACGCCCTCGTAATACTCACGCTGCTCGTTGAGTTTTGATTTTGCCAACTCCAGTTGTTTTGTTAGTTCCGCAATACGGCAAACATCGTTGATACGCGTTTCCTCTAATGCGTTGATCTCATCCAACAATGCCAGCGCAACATTTGGATTAAAAGCAGCAATAAATTCAGCGTTTGCATAAGCCTGAACATCTGTTTCAACCAGGCAGTTAACATGACATTCTGCAATCACGCCACCGGGTTCTCCTTTCCATTTTTGGCAAACAAAAACTCCTGTTAAATTGCCGTGCTGGTTAACAGATGTATGCCCTACGATGTAGCTCCCTTTCGTTGCCTTTTCTGCCGCATCACGCAGTGCCTGATAATTAATTTCGCTCACTCTTCATCCTCCAAGTCGGCAACGGCGTCCATCACATCAGAACCGCGAATAACCTCAAAAGCACGGCAGGCCATTTGAAATACCAGTTGCTCTTGCGGGTGAGGAGACTCCCAATATTTGAAGCCTGGGCGATGCGTGTACCCCATCATTGAATAAAAATCACCAGCAAGCTTAATCGCGGCATCGACAAGCTCTCTGTTAGTCATTCTTTTTCCGCTCACTGGTTGCCTCCTTTGCGAAGCTGGGCGGCTAACTCATCACATATGTGCGTCAAAGAACAAAGTTTGATTGATGGATGTTCGCGCATCATCTCTACTCCCTGCGCCCGCACTTCAGACAGGAAAGCATCGGTGGCTGGCATATTTCCTGTTGCCTTCATTGCCTCCAAAATAACCAGAACGCCATCTCGCCCAACCACCTCAGCGATAACCTCGGTGTTGTCGCCAACAACATCGCAGAATGCCTGAACTGCCTTACGAGCCAGCGCACTCTCCGCCGCCAGCGCCGCGCACTTGGCCTCCGCTTCAGCAAATTTACGCACCAGATATTCAGCGTTTGTTTCGTTAACCTTTAAATCGCTTGGGATGCATTTACCTTTCAGGAATCCATCCATCTCAATTAGTGACATTTGTTTCATTTCTTCCCACTCCGCAACATCGCATTCAGATATTTGTTTTGATTCACTGACGGAAAAGAATTTCTCTTTAGCAATTCCTCTCTCGATGGCATTGGCTTTACGCGCTGGCGAATAATCATTTCTGCCGGAAGAATGCCGGGGTTGTATGCAAGTCCTCTCATGGTAAATTCCTCAGTCATTACTGATAGCGCCATAGCGTGATCGATAATTACGCAGCCGCGGGTCGATATATTCAGGGAAGTGGGTATATGTGGCTTTGCGGAATGGTCGGATTGATGTTTCGTTTGTTCGGTCCTTCTCATTTTTTAACGCGAGTTGTATATCGCGTCGGTACATCCGTTCTGCTTTTGTTTCTGGTGGCAGATCGATAAACGTGTCGAAAATGTTTTTGATATTTTCCAGCACCTCCGCCTTGGAGCTACCGGAGCAATTGCGCGGGTCATCCGCACCATACAGAGGCGCTGGCATAATGGGAGCCTTATTTTCAGTAATCAGAAAGCAGGGTAATCGTTCTTGCTGTAACCATAATCATCTGCATGATTCTGGCTTACGTTTTTAGAGCGATTGTCTTTATCTTTGAGATTGGCAACCATGTTGGCGATAGTTTCTGGTTGCTTGCCTTCTGCCTTTTCTTTAAGGGTTTGACCTGTTTGTGCAATAAACGGGATGCGTATTTCCATCTGGTAGTTGTCTGCGCCAGTCTTTTTGTTTGTGGTTAATACTTTCTGGAGCACTAACCCGATTTTCTTTCCATGAAATTCAGGTGCAACAAATTTACTGGCGGAAACCATATGCTGCGTTAATTGTCCAATCCCGGCACACCCCATCATGGCGTGAACGACATTTGCGCCAAATTTGTTTTCCGTTCCGTCATTTTTCTGAACACAGACGCTAAGATATTGGATTTTACGTCCGTCGTCGGATTCTCCAGAAAACTCAATAAATTTGGCTCCTTTTTCTGATTGCTTTAGTTCTGCTTCAGTAATGGTAATGATATGGGCGCCAGTTTCGTTAATAAAACCACCTTGCCCTGCGGTCAGTGCTGCTTCTTCGTTATAAGTAAAAATCACGTTGCTCATGCGGCGTTTTCCTTAATTTGATGAACATTATTGATGCCGTAGTAATCACAAACAGTGGCATCGACGAAAGAGAGATCGTTATCAATCTCATTGGAATCAAACATTCCCATTGGGGATTTGACAGTGTCTGCACCGTTGTTTTTCGTGGTGAAAAAGAACTGGTCATCGCGGGTAAGAGTGCGAAGAACTATAGTAAACATGCCTTCGACAGTGATTTTCTCGTCCAGCATTTTGCCGATAGTTTTCATTTTCACGCGCCCCATAGGGGTTTCTTCGGTATGTGCAAGAAAATAGACTCTCAGGTCATCAGGTGCATCCTGTGCAGCCTTAATCACCTCCCATGCGTGGCGGCCTATCTCAGTAAATTTATCAAACGATTTTTCTTCTGAGCGGCGCATAAACTCATTGCTCATCACATACTGGAAGTCATCAACAATAACGATTCTTTTTCCGTATTCGTGAGCACGCTTAATTACAGCAACTATTACGTCCCATTTGTCAGTGGTAACTACGGTTCCTTTTTTTGCTCTGGCATCCCATGCAAGCCAGTCTTTTGATTTAAATGGTAGCGGCTTGCCTATTGGTTTTATAAGTATTGCTTCCTCTGGATTGATATTTCTCATGCTGGTTGATTTTCCGGTGCCAGATTCACCGAGTATTAATGTCGCAGTTCCCATAATTTGCCTCAGAATGGTAATTCGGATGGGCAGGAAAGAAATTCGCGCTCATTCATGCGCTCTCTTTGCGCCTGCCATAAACAAAGTTGTTTCTTTGATTTATCTCCCGCTTTACGCCAGTAACGAGCCTCAGCAATGTGATATTCTCTTTTTAATCGACTTAACTCTGGAGTTTTCGCCAGTTCTACCGGAATCATTTTGACCTCCATTTTCTGTAGGCTTCTACGGCTTCACGAAACATCTTTTCATCGCCAATAAAAGTGGCGATAGTGAATTTAGTCTGGATAGCCATAAGTGTTTTATCCATTTTTGGGAACTCCTGGCTGATTAAGTATGTCGATAAGGCGTTTCCATCCATCACGTAATTTACGTGTGATTCGTTCAAGTAAAGATTCGGAAGGGCAGCCAGCAACAGGCCACCCTGCAATGGCATATTGCATGGTGTGCTCCTTATTTATACATAACGAAAAACGCCTCGAGTGAAGCGTTATTGGTATGCATATAAAAAGGCCCTCACACTGGAGGGCAAAGAAGATTTCCAATAATCAGAACAAGTCGGCTCCTGTTTAGTTACGAGCGACATTGCTCCGTGTATTCACTCGTTGGAATGAATACACAGTGCTTCTCTGTGCTAAATAATTAAATCATATTCTGATTTGGTTAGTTTATACGCACCTCCTCTGGTGTAATATGCAAATCTGTCTTTGCTTCCATCAGAATTGTATACCCACCCACCAAATGGAAAGATAGTGAACCGCCCCGGGTTTCCTGGAGAGTGTTTTATCTGTGAACTCAGGCTGCCAGATCATCGTTTCCGATGGAAGCATAATAAGCTTTTTCTGCTTCTGCCGGAGGAGTATGGCCCAGCCTTTCCAGCAATCGTCGATTGTTATACCAGTCCACCCACGTGAGTGTGGCCAGTTC